AGCGACTGCATTTAATTGATTATCTATTTTTCTTACTTCTTTTTCCATCCTGTATTTATATATGTATTATTTTGTCCGTCACCATCAAATTATATTTTAATTATTTTCATCTGGTTGAATATCATCAATTGATTTTTTATCTTTTTTGACTTTTTGTTTTAATGTTTCCTGTACTGGTGCCACAACTCCTTTGTTTATATTTTCCAAAGTTGACATATTCAATTGAATATAATTTTCGTCACCTGTTGATATTTTATTAAAGCCTAAATTTAGCCTAACTTCATTTACTGATAGAATACCATTCTTTAAAAGTGTTGTGTAATATGTTGCGGTTGCTTGTTTATCGGTTGATAACATCGATGTCACATCAAATAAAATTGATGTGGTTGATTGTTCTGATTGATTGAAAACTTTTCTGTTAAATTCATTTTCAATCATTGCCAAATACGGCTTGATGGTTGTCTCTAAATAATCTAAATTTGTTTGCTCTAAAGTTGAATAAGAGCTATTTGTGAGGTCAAAAAGTTTAACAGGGCTGATATTAAAAAAGCGTGCAATTTCAATTACATTAAATTGTCTACTTTCAAGCAATTGAGCATCTACAGGGTTGATACTGATAGGTTTATAATCTAAACCAGTCGGTAAAACAACAACGCCGCCATTATCTTTATCAAATGTTTGATTCCATTTTAACCCCAGTTGCGTTATTTGATCGCCGTCAACATTTGCGGCTGTTGTCATTATTCCATTAAGTGAACCACCAGATTTAAAAAATTTACTTGCGTGATTTTCTGCATCTTGGGTTGATTTCAATGTGTTAATCCCGTACGCTATTACCGACACGCCATTAACACCATCCTCTGTATTCATTTTGAAATGAAGGATGTTTTGCGGCAAAATTTGTTTGGAATATCCTACAACATTATACATTAATGTATCTGACAAAATATCATACGATAAACTAACCATATCATGTTGTAAGTACTTGAATTCAATAACATTGTTATCCTTATCACGAATAATTAAAGCATAACTAGAACCCTTTAAAATAACTGATGAAACAATTAATTTAAAAAAATTGAATTTTGAAATATTTTTTGTTGGTTGAATATTTAATAAAATTTGTGCAGGATGTTGGTAATTTATACTTTTAAATCCCTGTGAATCATTTACATAAACATTAAGCGGTAACGATGCCACCGAATTTGCAATGCTGGTAGTAGCACAATACACCGCGCTCAATCTCATTGAATTAGATGAGTAAAAACTCGTCATTGAATTAAATTCTAATGCCGCCCCATAAAAATCACGCTGTTCTTTAATTGGTTGCTGTACTATTACTGGTGCCTGTATTGATCTGGTAAAAAATCCCATATGTTTATATTATTTTTAACTTAATATAATATATGTACTTTTGCGGCGGACAATAAAAAAAGACCAATAAAATGAATTACCAGCCTTCTTAATTTGATTGAAATTGATTAAAATGAATAAACTTTTGTGTTAATTGATGGTTGTTGTAATTGACCCCCTAACGCTTGTAAAATACTTATACAACCATCGATTTTCGATTTATTATTTGCCTTTCCAGGCTTGCAATTTTCATTTTGATCGAATATTAACATCACGTTACCGAAGCAAAAGCGCGTTAACTCATTGTTGTCTAAAATTATTTTATCGCTTTTAATTAACAGTTCAAAAAATTTTGTTGGTCTGTTAAAATTTGCCAATTTTTGGCTATATACTTGTAAATTTAAACCCTTTTCAGTTGCATCGATTGCCCATTGTGTAGAATTCCAACTATCATAAAAGACGGCCATCACATTACAAACTTGTTTTAATTTTAACAAATCGGTTGTGATGTATGTATAGTCCGTTACATTACCTGCAGTTATACACAAATCACCCTGATTAAATACTTTTTTATAATATTCTTTTTGCTGGTGTTCTTCCAGTGCCGATTGTGGCAAATAGTATTTTGTTTTAAAATAATATTTATCATCTTTCATCCACATAATTGATACACTGGTAAGGTCTGACACGCTGGACAAATCAACCCCGACCCAGCATTTTTGCCCTTTAAAATCATCAATGTTTATATTCTGTGAATTTTTTAATAATAAAGAATGAGTTAACCAGACATCCGATGATGAAACCCATAAGTTTAAAACCTTTGTTTTAACCTCACTTTCATCTGATGAATTATTTTTTGCTTTTAAAATTTGATTTATTAAAGTAACTTTTTCAACAGATACATTCATATTTGGATTTGATTTTATCAACATTTCAGGATCATCCCATTTGTCGCCCTCATCAAGTTGAAAAAGCATACTAAAGACACTATCATCTTGTTTTTGATTTGTCAAAATTTCGCATGATGTATCATACAATTTTTTGCACGGACTATTCAGATTACTTCCAGCTGTTGTGATGATAATTCCTAATGGGTTTAAGCGCGCCCCCTGACTTAATTTAAGACTGTTTAGTACATTGTTGTCTGATGCCTGATGGTATTCATCTAAAATATAACATGAAGCATTACCGCCCTCTATACTCTTTACATCGGTTGAAACAATTTTCAATTTACCGACATTTTGTTTACATCTTATTTCATTTCTGTAAACTTTTAAATATTTTCCTTTTGGGTCTAATGATAAACTAAACTGTTGTGATTTTTCAAATATTTGATGTGCCTGAAATGTTGAATTACCCGCAAAAATAACCGATGGTGCGCTCTCATTATCATTTAAAATTTGATTTATGGCTATACCAGCCGCGAATGAACTTTTACCGCTTTTTCTTGCCATAAATAAAAAAACATCCCGTGTCACCCTTTTATCATTTTCAACCCAGAAAAAACCATAAATATTTGCAATTACGAATTTTTGCCAGTTTTCTAAATTAAAATTTTGATGTGCTTTAACACCTTCAAATAATTTAATCAGTTGAATAAAATCAATAACAGATTGAACCTTTTCAGCATCGAAATATATGTCATCCCTATTTTGAAAATTTCTGAATCTTTGTACCGCTAATTTTATATAGTTATTTGTGATAATTACACCAGATTCAACATCATCAATATATTGTTCCCATCCCGTCATTAATTATCTAACTTCTTTTTTCATTTTATTTTGTAAGAAACCAGTTAACGGTGTTTCTTCTTCATTTGATTCTGTTGTACCTATTTTTCCATCAGATTTTGAAGTGAAACCAAATTCATTAAATAATTTCATGGCTTGTATCTGGCTATCATTTTGAACTTTTAAAAGCGGATGTGTCTTGACATTTCCAAATCTGTCTTTAAAAGTTAAACCATCATTTTTTATTTGTTCCCGACATTTGATGAACATGTTATAATTTTCGGCCAACATCGTTAAAGCCGCTGTATATGTTTCATCAATTTTTTCATTATCTGATTTTAATTTGGATAGTACATCTTTCATATACGATTGTACTTCTTTTTCCAAATCAGAATCTATTTTATATTTTGCCATTTGTTTTTTCAATTTATATTATATATGTATTGAATTGTCAGCTTTTGATTAAAAAGTGTCTTAAATCAATTAAAAAGGCAACAAAAAAAGTGCTACATATCACATGCAACACTTTTCAAAAAAAATAAATTTTAAAATGATTAGAAGAAAAATTTATTTAGGTTATTTGTTTTAATACTTTATTTATTTTATCAATTTCAATAATTTCTTTGAATAAATCAGAATCAATTGATAATTTGCTTTTGAATGCAAATACCATATTTTCACATTTAATAAAAGTTTCAGGATTAAATTTTTTAATTATATAATGGTTGTCTTTTTTATAGATTAAATATGTTTCATCAATATCATTTATTTCTATTTGTTCAAATGTTTCCATTTTATTTTTTCATTTATTTATTTCAATTTTCTTGCAAAATGAATTTATACTTTCTTCTTTATTTTCCATTTTTTCAATATTATCTTTTCCAGCTGGCATTGTAATTAATAGTTCATCTTTTGAATTATAGAAGTTAATCAATTCATTTTCCTCATCAATTTTAAAATTATTTGAACGAATTTTGATAGAATTTTTTTCATCATTAATTATTTTTCCATCGATAATTTCATAACTGTAATAATTATATAAGATATATGATAGTTCCTCATTATTATCTTTTTCAATATATACATCAATTGAATCTTTTTTGTTACTCTTTAAATCTGTCATAGTGTTTGTTTTTTAATTAGTTGGTTATTTTTATTTTATTGTTGTTGATTTATTTGAAATTTATTTTTTAAAAATTTGGCTCTAATACTTTTATTTTTTCGGCTGGAAAGCGTGAAAAATCTTTTAAATCTCTTTCTGTTCTTCTTTTCATTCCAATCATTTTCCCAATTTTTTCCATATTTCCAATATTATCCTTTAAAATTTTAATTTCTTCAAAAGTAAAGTTATCTGGAATGTGTGGGAATGTTTCATCAGTATAAGGATATTTTTTATCATTGTTAGTTAAAATATAATGTTCAAATTTATCAATCAATACTGTATTATCAATTTCATCTGAATCAATGTATATGCTTTCAACCTCTGTTTCTTCTTCGCTGTCTTCTTCTTCTTCTTCTTCTTCTTCTTCTATAATAAAAGATTCTGGTTGATATTCCTTTGAAATTTGCTTTGCTGTTGGTTGTACTGGTGCCTGTACTGGTTGTATAATTGGTATAAATTTAATTGGTTCCTGAATTGGTAATGAAACGATAGTATCATCAACATTTGATTTGATCTTTTTTGTTGGTGTTTTTCTGGTTGCCTTATATGTATTTGTTGTTTCTCTTAATTTAAATATTTCATCACTCGTTAATAAGTCAAATTCTTTGATTTTTTCTTTATTAATACTGTAAGTTGATTTTTCGCCTATTTTAAATGCTTTGTTTATTAAATTTAGTTGAATAAGTTCATCAATAGTATATTGAACTTTTGTTTTACTTATATCTAAATTTTTAGCTATATACGAAATTGCAATTTCAAATTTTTCAGAACCTTTCATTTGTTGGTAATCTAATAATGTACAATAAACACATCTTTGATATACATTTAAATAATACGATAATTTTTTAGGCATTGCGATAAAGGTGTAATCTTTTGATATTTTTAATTCTGCTTCCATGGTACTGGATTTTTTTATTGATTATTTATGTGGTAGTGTTAGAAAATCTCACCAGTGGAACAGTACCACTTAAACCACTGGTGAGTTTAATAAAAAGATAGCTAATCTTTTTCTTTATTATAAATAGTTGAATTTTTTAATTTTGTTGATTTAAGTTGAATTTATTTTAATAAATTTTCTGCCTTCTATTAATATTGTAGATTTAAAATTTGGTGTTTATATATTTAAGTTTACTTTATTTTAATATAAATAGATATTATTTTAAAAAAGATTGACTAATTATAAATTTATTTTGAATTATTTTCATTTTGCAATGTCGAGATGACAATTTGATATTTTTATAGGCTTGCGGGTTTCTGGTTACCCTATAAACCGTTATCCTATAAATGAAAATACCTAAGTGTCCGACACCCTACTACCTAAGTGTCCGACACCCTACTACCTAAGTGTCCGACACCCTACTACCTAAGTGTCCGACACCCTACTACCTAAGTGTCCGACACCTACAATTAAGAATACCTTTAAGAATCTTAAAAAGAATATATTTTAAAAATATGTCTTAAGAAGAAAAATTTTAAAGAGAATAACATCTGTAATAAGAATACGTCTTAAACATCCGTAGAATCTTTATAAATTTTATTTAGTTGGATGATGGATATAGATACATCATTTCATCCCCTTCAATCAATTTAAAAAAGAAAGAAGAAAAGAAGCAAAAGAATAAAGAAAAAACATATGTTATAAAATATGTTTAAACATACGTAATATTTAAAATAAATTTGAAATAAAAAAACATATGATTTCACGAAGTGATAAAATTTGTTAGAGTATTTTTGAAAATATGTTAGAAATATGTTTAAAAATATGTCTTAAGATTTTTTAAATAAGAACGCGCAAGCGCGCGGTATACTAAAAAAATTTGTAAAAAACAAGTTATTTTAAAAAAACTTTTAATTAAATTCAAATTTTATTCAAATTCCAATAATATGTATCTGCTTTGCAGTATCAATTGTATATCTTTTTTAATATTTTATGTTGATATACCAATAAAAGGTATTTTAAAGGATTTTAAGAAAGTCGTTGTGTTTTGCAGTAGTTTGTTTTCTTTTCATTGATTATTTCTTTAAATAGGCTGTAAAGTATCAAATAAAGCTATATAACTGCATTATCAATCATCCATCCAACAAAAAAACTTATCTTTTGCGGCCTGAACTGATAAATAAGTAAACTATCATCCATCCCCATCATCCAACAAAGGCAAGTCTTTGC